GCAAGAACATTAGTAGCAAGAGCAGTAGCCTTAACTCCTATTGTGTAAACAACTAAAACCTTTATTATGTTGCCTATTGCCTTAGCAAACTTTGATATTCTTTTTATGCTTTTTTCACTAGCTAAATTATTAAAGAACTTAGCAAAAGAATCAAATCTTTTTTGTAGTTTATCTCCAAACAAATCAACTAAAGCAATCTTCAGTCCGTCTGTCGCTGATTTAAAACGAAGTAAAGCACCCTCAAGGCTATCCCCTACAATTTCAGCCATAGCTGCTGCTGCACCTTCAGAGTTTCTTAGTTGCTCTGTTAGTATAGCTACATTGTCTGCACTATCTAACATTCTACCAAAAGCAGCAGCAGTTCTTCTGTCTGTAATACCTAAAACATCAGAAAGAGCAATACCTGAATCTTTCATCTCTTTTAATCTTGGCAAAAGCTCATCAACGGAAGAAACAGAGCCACCTAATCTTTTAGAAAGTTTTGATGTTGGGTCGGCTAATCTCAACAATATGTTTCTTAAAGAAGTACCTGCAATAGATGCTTCAATACCTGCATCTGTTAATGTTCCTAATATAGCTGTTGTCCCTTCAATTTCAAAACCTGCCATCTTTGCAATAGGTGCAACCTTCGTCATTGATGTTTGGAACTTCTCAATATCTAATGCAGAACTTGTGAAGGCAGTAGCCATAACATCTGCAACTCTTGTAGCTTCAGTAGCTTCAAGACCAAAACCTCGTATAGCAGAACCCATTACTGTTGCTGTTCTTGCTAGGTTCTCTCCTGTTGCAGTAGCAGTTGCTAGTGTTGCATTTTGTGCTTGTAGTATTTCTTCGGCAGTAAAACCTAGTTTAGATAAACTTGTTTGTAATTCTGCCACCTGTGTTGCAGTAAAGAATGTTGTTCTACCCAATGACTCAGCAGACTCTTTTAGTCTTTTAAACTCAAGCTCTGTTGCACCACTAATAGCCTTAACCTTCTGCATTTGAAAATCAAAATCCTTAAACACATTTACAGCATCTTTAAGTTGCTGTGCCATTAAGCTAGTAATCTTTTTAAATCCATCAACAGCAAGTTGAGCAACCCCAAAAGCTTTAGCCATCTTCATAGTAAAGCCACCTGCATTTTGAGTAGCCTTAGACATTCCTTTAAGGTCGGTTTGAGCTTTTCTATACTCAGTTCTTGCAGACTTTAATCTAGCTTCATTCTCAGCAAAAGACTGTGCAGTTTCCTTGTTGATGTTCTTTACATCTTTATTCTCTTTTTTAAGCTGTTTAAGATTTTTAGAATACAATTCAACATTCTGTCTTAGCTGTATAAGCTCTTTGTTTCCTATTACAGAAACTTTAATAAGTGTGTTTACGTTTTTTGCCATTATATTTCTTTTGTTATACTATCTAATGAAATTTCTAATTCTACTGTCATTCCTTTCACAATCTTGCTGTGTATGCTACTTTTTCTTGAGCCAAAAGGTCTATTAGCAAAACCCCTTCTAAATCCGTTTCTTGAGAACTTAAAAGCACCTCTAGTTGGAGAGCCTTCGTCTTGTATTGCTTTTGCTATTGCAAACGCTAATGCCTTGTCAGGATTTTTTGAGTTTCTTATTTTAGGATTGTCAGACTGAATACCTCTTTGCTTAACCCATTCTTCTATCGCATATACATTAGGCAAAGATTTTGGGTGGAAGCCATCGTTTATTGCAGATGCGTAATCAACCTCGTTTGCCAATACAGTAAGGGTCATATTTCCACCAAACTCACTAATCTTATACCCAATACTATCTCTTAATCTACCTGTATTAATGTGTCCTTGCCTTTCTAGCTCTCCTCTTATGGCAACTACCAAATCTTGACCAACCTCTCTCAGGATTTCTCTCATTGTTGATTTACTTACCTTTGCCATTTATACTGATTTAGATTGTGATGCTAGTTTAATAATTGAATCTTCTACTTTAGTTAGGTTGTTTTTCATAGCACCGTCATAAGCAGAAAAGTGCCATACCCCACCATTGAATGATAAATCTATATTTCCTGTTCTTCCAAATTGGTCGAAAACAAAATCACTTGTAGGGCAAGTTTGTGTTCCTACCTCAACACCATTTTCTCTTATTGTTAATTGGTCTTTTTTTCTTACAACAGATATTAGCAATGGATTTGATGATGGGGTGTAATAATATGTAGATGAATCAAACTGAACGGTGTTAGAGGAATCAAACTTCATTATGTAGCTCTTGTTACTCGCATCTCCTGCTGAAAAAAACATATCGTTATCATCAGACTTACCCAAGAACCTCATATACTTATTTACAGGGCTTCCTATTAAGCCTACATAAAAAAACATTGTAAAATTTCCTGAAAGCGTAATAGCAGAGTTTAATGACATAAAACTACTATTGTATAAGCTAAAATAAATGGGAGATTGATTGCTAACACCTTTACCATATCTTCCTAAACTAGGCATATTAGCAGATGTGGACTGAGAAAAAGCAAATGAATCATAGCTACTTGCCCATTTAGAAACAGAGCCACTACTTGAATAAACCTTATGGTTGTAGTTGAATATGCAAACAGGGTTTATATTTGTTGTTGTCTTTGTTGTTACTGTTCCTGACTGTGGAGTTGTTGTTGTAACTTCTTCTTCTTCCGTAAATACGGTTTGTGTTTTAGATGTTGATTTAAGCGAATCTTGTATTCCAACCCTATAACTATTTGTTATTTTTAAGTCAGAATAATTTGAGTATGTGCTTCCACTATCATTATACCCCTCTCCTGACTTGTAAACAACCTTTACCAACGCACCATCAACAGTACAATAAACATACCTTGATAAAGAATCTTCTCTTTGTTTTTTATATATTTTTGACATTATAAATTTAACGAATCTGAAATGTTCATAACTAAAGTAGAGCTAACCTCTTTTTTGCCTAAATCAACATACTCCACAAGCTCAACCTTTGTGCTTTGCTTTAGGTGTGGTTTAAAATCAATTATCTTGTTTATCCTGTAATAATTACCGTCTATAAAAACAAGTCTTGTAAAGTCAAGAATAGCCATATCTGTATTACTTAAATTAAGATATATTGTTTTTATTCTAGGTTTTTGTTTTAGCTGCTCAACCATTTTAGAGTAAAAAGACTGATATAAACCAATATGCGTTTGACTTCCTTGACCTGAAAAATCGTAAGTGATATTATTAAAAGACAGGTTAGGGTCTAACGACAATGTAGAGCCATTGTAAGTTCCTGCATCTAACTGCACAAAAGAACCAAATGTATCGTTGTTGTCTGCACTATTTTTAGCACTATCCAAGTGAAAAAAGTTAGCTCTACAAAAATCAGTCTGAAAAGCGTTAGAAGCAACAGCTTCTCCATTATTGTTGTAGGAGTACCCTGTTCTTACACCTGACTGACTGCTCAAATATTGATTAGCACCTGCATAAACAGGAAGCGTTATTAATACCCTAGCACCTATGTTAAATTCTTTCTCAGCTCTTTCTACGCTACGTTCAGAGTCTATGTTTGTAAACTTTGTATGATAAACAGGAATAAAAGGTCGTCTTGTAAATGAATGACCAACATCTTGGTCAATATAATCCCCCTCATACCAATTAAAAGAAGGAGAAAAGTATTTATTCTCAACCTTGTATGTTCCTTCTGTAAAAACTCCATCGGAATTTAGCTCTCTGTAAGAACCCCATTCAGTATCATTTTTCTTGTTAAATCTTTCTAAAAAAGCATCTCCTGAAGCATCTTTATATTTTACTATTAGCTCTGATTTTATGTCGTTTATAAACTCATCTTCAATAGGCTTTGAATAGTCTATTTTAGAAGTCCAATCTCTAGCTTGTGTGTAGTCTTGATAAAAATAATCGTAAGGCTCAACCTTTACTATCTTTGATTTAGAATCGGTAGAGAATTGAAGATTAAACATTTGAGATATTCCTGATACAAAATCAGACTGCTTACCTTTTGGTAAAAGAAACTGAACAGGAGAGTAGTCCTCTCCCACATTAATAGTGTCATTACCCATAACCTCCATAGTGCCACTTTTATAACCAAATTTAAG